ATACATATTTATCCAACACCTGATTCTACCAATGCATCAAAAGATATGCATTTTTATTACATAAAAAGAATACAAGATGTTGGTGATTATACTAATGCAACTGATGTTCCATTTAGATTTGTACCTTGCATGGTATCAGGATTAGCGTATTATCTATCTATGAAATATCAACCACAATTAATACAACAAACAAAATTGGTTTATGAGGATGAGTTTGCAAGAGCATTAGCGGAAGATGGATCTGCATCTAGCACACACATCACTCCTAAAGCATATTATCCGGGAGCATAACATAATGGTAAATAAATATTATAGAAAAAAACTATCGCCAGAAATGAAAATAGCAGGTCAAGGGTTACGAAAATTTATGAAAAAAAGAGGAAATAGACCTATTACTATGGGAACAGCAAGAAAATCATATAAAATATTAACTAAAAAATAATGGCAAAGTACGCAACAGGTAAATACGCAAAAGCAATATCAGATAGATCTGGTATGGAGTTTCCATATAAAGAAATGGTTAGAGAATGGAATGGTGCGTTTGTGCATGTATCTGAGTTTGAACCTAAACAACCTCAATTAGAACCAAAGCCAATGAATGGTGACTCTATATCTTTAAGACATGTAAGACCTGGTAGAACAGAACCAGCTGTTGCTGCTATGTTAGGAAACAATCCTTTTTCTACAACAGCATCATCTGGAACAGTCACCGTTACAGAAATAAATCACGGAAGATCAAATGGAAATACTGTAAGATTTAGAAACGTACAAGGAAGTCCTGGTGGAGTGCCTTTTTCTACCTATGAAAATGCCTCGGGATTTGGTATAACTGTTACAACAACAGATAAATACACTTTTAGTTTGGGAACAAACGCTAGTGTAACAGAAGAAGGAGGAGGACCAACTGTGTCTGCAGGACCAGTTACCCTAACACCATGATTAAAAAAATAAAAAATTTTATTTGTAAATTACTAGGTATTAAACAATGTGCGTGTCCAGAGGAAATGGACCCACATGAATTAATATTATATCCAAAAAAACCAGATATTCCTGTTTATAAAAACGAGGATTCTGTTAAAAAAGATCATTGTTCAGGACATTTAAGATTTAGAAAATCTTGTCCTCATTGTCAGGAGATTGTAGCATAATGGCAGGACTAAGCGCATCAGGATTAAAAACACAAATTAGAAGTTATACTGAAACAGATTCTAACGTTCTATCAGATTCTGTTTTAGAAAATATAATTTTAAACGCACAGTATAGAATATTTAGAGATGTTCCTATTGATGCAGATAGAAAACAACAACTAGGTAATTTTGTTGCTGGACAAGAGTCTATAAACTGTCCTGCGGGAGCTGTATTCATTAGAGGTATACAAGTTTATGATACAGCAGGATCCGAGATTACAGGAGCCAACAGATGGCTAGAGAAAAAAGATTTAACTTATTTACAAGAGTATCAAGATGTAACTGGAACCTCTGCTGCTCAAGGCCAACCTAAATATTATGCCATGTTTGGTGGTGCCACAGGTGAGGCAGATACTAACTCAGGAAGAATATTTGTAGCCCCAGTTCCAAATACCACTTATAGATTTAGAGTGCATTTTAATAAAATGCCTGATCTTTTAGAAAATAATGATACTAATTATATTAGTCTTAACTTTCCAAATGGGTTACTATATTGCTGTCTATCAGAGGCATATGGGTTTTTAAAAGGCCCGATAGACATGTTGACTTTGTATGAAAATAAATATAAGCAAGAGGTACAGAAGTTTGCTAACGAGCAAGTCGGTAGAAGACGAAGAGATGACTATACAGACGGTACAGTTAGAATACCGGTAACCTCAGCAAACCCGTAGGAGATTATTATGGCAATAACATCAGCAATATGTTCAAGTTTTAAACAAGAACTTTTACAAGGTAAACACAGTTTTGAATCTTCAGGTGGACACACTTTTAAGATTGCTTTGTTTACAAGTTCAGCATCTTTAGGTGCAGCTACAACTGACTACTCAACATCAAATGAGATCACAAATACATCAGGTTCTGCATATACTGCAGGTGGAGCAACTTTAACAAACTCTGGCGTATCTTTATCTTCAACAACTGCATTTACAGATTTTTCAGATGTGACTTATTCATCAGCTTCTTTCACTGCAAACGGTGCAATGATTTATAACACAACAACAGACGGTGGTTCGGGAACAACTGATGCTGTTTGTATAATTGCATTTGGTGGTGACAAGACAGCAAGTAACGGAACATTTAAAATAGAGTTTCCAACAGCAGACGCAAGTAACGCAATAATCAGATTAGCATAGGAGGCCGATCATGTCGGTGACTTCAGGATGGGGCCGGTTAACCTGGAATCAGGCTAATTGGAACGAAGCCACAACTTTAAAAGTAGGTTGGGGTGCACAAGCCTGGAATGATGGTGAATGGGGTGAACTAAAAGATGCAACAGTTTTTCCCACAGGTTTATCTATAACTTCTAGCGTTGGTTCAGTTGACATACCAGATATTATAATAACACCAACAGGACAATCTATTACATCTTCACAGGGAGAAGCCTTTGTTCCAGTAAATATAGAAGGTGTATCTTTTTCTGGTTCTATTGGTTCTGTGACCGTAGATGATGTTCATCAAGGTTTATCTTCAAGTGCGATTACTTCATCTGTTGGTGTAATAACTCCTGCAGATATGGTTGTTGGTTTATCCGGTCAGTCATTTACAGCTTCACAAGGAACAGCAAAAGCACCTAACCAAACCGTATTACCATCTGGTTTATCTATAACTTCAGCTCAAGGAACAGCACAAGGTGTATCTTCACAAGAAGCACAAATAACAGGTTTATCTTTTAGTGTTAGTTTAGGCACTGTCACTATACCAAATGATACAGTGCAGATATCTGGTGTGTCAGCTACATTTAATTTAGGCACGATTGTTGGTTTAGGTGGAGCGGTAGCTCAACCAACAGGTCAGTCTGCTACAGCAAGTGTTGGATCTTTAACGGTAGAAGAGGGACTAGGATTAACTGGTCAATCATTTAGTGCTAGTGTAGGAACCATAACACCTGTCGATATGCAGGTTGGATTGACAGGTTTATCCATTACTACTAGTATTGGAACAGTTGATATCTTTGCATATGGAGATGTTGACACTGGCTCAAATACGTCTTATAGTAATGTTTCGACAGGATCGAATGATACATATTCGGATGTTGCAACTGGATCAAATACAAGTTATAGTGACGCTGCATAGGAGATAATTTATGGCATCAACATACACACCATTAGGTGTAGAACTTCAAGCAACTGGTGAAAACGCAGGAACTTGGGGAACAAAAACTAATACAAATTTACAAATTTTAGAACAAATAGCTGGTGGTTATGTTGCTAAATCAATAGCTGGTGGAGCTCAAACAACTACATTATCAGTTTCTGATGGATCAACTGGTGCAGAACTATCTCATAGAATGATTGAATTCACAGGAACCATCACAGGAAATCAGATTGTAACGATACCTTTAGATGTTCAAACTTTTTATTTTTTAAGAAATTCAACCTCTGGATCTTACACAGTTCAATTTAAATATGTAACTGGTTCAGGATCGAGTGTTACTTTTGCTGCTACAGACAAAGGTGATAAAGTCATTATTGCAACTGCAAATGATGGCACTAATCCAGATATAAAAGAAGTAACTTTAGGTATAGCGAGTGTTGCTGCTGACACAACACCTCAACTAGGTGGTGATCTCGATATGAATGGTCAAGATATTGTTACTACTTCAAATGCAGATATAGAATTAGCACCAAATGGAACAGGGCACGTAACTGTTAAAGGTAATGATAATCAAGGTGCTATTCAATTTAATTGTGAAAATAATTCTCACGGACAACAAATAAAAGCTGCACCACACTCAGAAAGTGCTAGTAATGTTTTAACAATACCAAGCACCGGTGGTGACTCAACTTTAGTATCAGATGCCTCTACATCTACATTAACAAACAAAACTTTAACAGCTCCAAAAATCGCAGATGCAGGTTTTATTGCAGATGCAAATGGAAACGAACAAGTTATATTTCAAACAACATCCTCAGCAGTTAATGAACTAGAAGTAACCAACGCTGCAACAGGAAATAATCCAGCTATCGCTGCGTCAGGTGGTGATACAAATGTTGGTTTAGAATTTACAGCAAAAGGATCTGGATATATTAAATTTAACGATTTAGCTTATATTCCACAACAAGCGTTAACATCATCTAGTAATGCTGTGGCTTGGGATGTTCAAGCTAAACCTAACGCATATCATCTAACAACAGAAAACACTACATT